CTACTTTTGCGGTAGCAATTTTGACATTTATGGATTTTCCATTTCTAGCCATTTGTTTTCCTTTCGTTAGTTGTTAGCGAGAATTGTAGCAGAGCGCACCGACATTTATCGGTGCGCCCCTATGAGATTACTTAGCAGGTGCGCTTGTCCAGCGTTCCTTACCATTGACATCAAGCAGAATACGATTTACACCAGAAGGGTGATTATCTATTGCCTTGATTACGCCTACCACGCCACTATTAGCGGTTGTGTAGGTCTGTCCTATTTCCAGAGTTGCCATTATTTTCCTTTCGTTAGTTGGAAGGCTATCCTAGCATAGCCCACCGACATTTAGAGCCACGCTTCTAGGTGGTGTTGTTCTACGATAGCCCATGCGGGTGCTGTATCTAATCCTTTGTATGATACGCCTTCGGGCATTGCAATTTCTTTATCTGTTTCATCATACCAATAAGCCTCAATAGCCTCTATGCATGGCATTACCATACTTTCGGGCACGGGCGGGTAATGATTAGCAGTTAAGTGTATTTTTATAGCGGTAGATAAATCTAATCCTAAATCATAGTCCGCTAAATCACGGGCAAAATTACTTCCCATTTATTACCTCATTTCCTAGACTTTCCATTTCGTCTATGGTATCTATTAAGTTAATGAAATCTGTTTTAGACATTAACACTTTAGCAGTTTTATCTACTGAATTGCTTGCGATAATTGACGCATACATAAATAATGCTTTAGCAATTTGTTCGTTATCCAAATCGTTGTGTGTGTGAGTGATGAATTGCGCTACTTCCATAGCCTCATCATCAAAAATAGCGTGTTGAGTTGCCTCAAGCAGAGCGTTAGCAGTTGCTATCATTTGTTTTCCTTTCGTTCGGTTAGTGGGTTAGATTATAGCCTAACCCACCGACATTTTAGGCTAGGGCTAAGAGAGCCTGACTTGCGCCGTCATTGACTCTATTTAACTCATCTTGTAATTCAGAGCGAGTCATAAGAGAAGGGTCGCCAATAAGTTCTGCTACCATTTGGCAATTCTGAGCAGTAAATACTCCAGCAGGCAGGTTTTCTATTTGTGGATAGAAAGAACCTTCTTTATCTAGTAGGGATAAGAATTGGACACCATTTACCTCAAACGGATAAGAAGCCCAGTTATCTGTGTTTATCATTTTTTTCCTTTCGTTAGTTATGTCGCTATTATAGACTAAACTACTGACATTTTCCATTTATAGCCCGCCCAAGCTTTGTGATAAATCTCACAAAATTCAGGGTGTTTTTAATTTGACTCGTAACAGGGTTTTGGCCCACGCTCAATTGCGGGCGCTTAACGCTAATTGTCAAATTTATTTTTATGTTTTCGTTTTCGTTTATAAATTTTTTTTGACGGAATTGGTTGCGCCGCATTACTACGGCGCAATTCCAAAACTTTTTTAATTCGAGGTAAATTTTGGAACATTATAATTGCTCGCTTTGTGAAATCTTACAACATCAAATCTGTCATTATCTTTCGCAAACATTTCTGCGAAATCATTTACCATTTTAGAAAAAACAGCAGGGTGAGTTTTATCTGAAACATACCGCAAAATTTCTGCGGTAGCAACATAGTCCTTTCGTGTCATCATATTAGCAGCCCCTCAACCTTGTTGCCTTCATGGTCAACAACATTAAACGCCTCAAACTTTTCTAGTTCATTCTCAGGCAAATAAGCAAGAGAACGGCGGAGGGCAAAAATAGCGGAGACATCAGTATCCGCCTCAACAACATAAGAGATTAGAACAATTTTTTTCATTTATAGTTTTCCTTTCATTAGAATTGAATTGTATCAGATAGCACCGACAAGGCTATTTAGCCTCGGCAGTTATGAATAGTTCATCTTGAGAGAGTAAGCCGTTATCATAGATAACATCTCCGCCGTCAATAATCAAATCATAGGGATTACAGATACAGGTTTCGAAGTCGAAAAAATCTTCTCCGTTTCCGTAGTAGTGAGCACCTTGACCATTACACAAATCGCAATTCTGAATTATGCGAATTAGGTATTCGAGTTTTTCCATTTTAGTTTTCCTTTCGTTCATTGTTAGTTGGAATTGTAGCACCTGCCACCGACAAAATTGCGGTGAGGTTATTGTTGCGTTTTTCTTTAGTTTCCGCTAAACGCTGAGCGATAATAAATTCTCTAAATTCTTTTAGATCCATTTTAGTTTTCCTTTCTTAGAAAGCTGATTATAGTGGAAGCCACCGACATTTAGTCGGCAACCTTGACGGCAACAGTAGCCCATTTATGACCATTGAAGCGAATTGACCATGCTTGATATTCATCGCCTAAGTCAATATTCTCACGGCGTTCAGCAAAATTAATTTCGCCATATTGGTATTTTCTCGCAAGAGAGCGAGGGTAATAAGTCTGACCCACTAAGAGGTCTGCTATTGAGTAACTATTCATTTTAGTTTTCCTTTCGTTTAGTTATTGAATTCTATCATGGGGCGCTGACATCTAGAAACCTAGAATATCTGAGCCGTAGTAATTGACAGCGTCACGAATTGACATCATGCCTTTATATTCATTACAGGTTCCGCAAAATTGAGCGGAAGAATCGGTAATCATTGAGCAGAATACACAGATTTTATCGGTTAAATTATAACCCTCATTTTTTAGCTGATTTAGAGTTTTCATTTAGTTTTCCTTTCGTTAGGTTTGCTATTTTACCAAAGCCCACCGACATTTTCAAATCTAAATTAGATAATCTCAAGAATTGAGACGGCGTGTCGTGTGATAAATCTCACAAAAATTCAGGGGTTTTCGTAAATGGTTCATAACGGACAAATCGCCCGCACAACTGTGCGGGGACACGCCGATCTTGTCAAGCCGACACGCCGATAGGCGGGTGTGAATTACTTCACACCACGGCGGGCACGATAAACCTTGTAGGCTATTAGCGCAACAAGTCCGATACCTAAACCTAGCCACGATATACTCGTGTAGAATTGGGCGGTGGAAAAGCTGAATCCATACTCGTCTAACTCAATTGTTAAATATCTATCCATTATTAAATCATCTCCTCTAATTCATCTTCTAATTCTAATTCTAATTCTTTCTCTAGCAATTCGTCAAGCGATAAATCTCTTTCGCTTGTCTCGTATTCGTCAAACTCTACTTCATATCCGTGTTGGATAGTTTCGTATTTATAGGTGGATACATCTCTTTCCCATGACATCGCATACATTAGGCAACACACTCGCAAGGCTCTATATCGTAGTTATCGTTATCTCCGTAGAAGATTACGCCGTGTCCATAACACTCATCGCAATTTATTCTCTGAATTGAGTTTATCATTTATTTATTTCCTTTCGTTAGTGGGTCTTATTTGCTCTTATTTGCTAGGCTCACCCTTTCGGTTTATTTGCTAGGCTCAGAGGCTCATACCCTTATTTAATTGTTATGTCGTTAGACTATCAGATAGCACCGACATTATCAAGCCGACACGCTATCGGTAGCGTGTGATTTACACCACATCGGCTACGGCTACGACACGATAAGTGTCGCTAAGCCCATTGGTAGGGCGAACACGCACGAGATAAGCCTCGGCATCTCTATAAGAGACTTTCGGATAAATCTCGGCATCTTGAATAATACCCTCAAGAGTGGCAGACCGATAAGCCTTACCTATTAGTAGAGATTCAATTGTGTATAAGTTAGTCATTAAAGACTCCTTTCGTTAATTATGGAATACTATCATGCTTGACCGACATTATCAAGGCGACACGCCGTCGGTAGCGTGTGACATTAGTCACTAATTAGAACGTTTCGTTCTAACTTAGAATTATCTATTGGACAATACCAATCCTGTGTTTCAGGAGTATGATAATCGCATATTTTACATTTATTAACTAGCATTTTTAAATCCTTTCTAATTTAATTTGTTATATCTTTATCATATATGGGGGGACTGACATTCTCCACTAGACAATTGTTATAAATCGGACATGTGTGATGCTAATCACAGACAATTCTTGTGATACTTATCACATATGGGCGCAGTATTCAGACAAATCGGACATTTTAAAATCCTGTATCATACAAAATAAAAATATATTAACATTTTGATAAATCTAAATTTATAGTCAACTAAAATAAATAATGCTATACTGATCCTATGGATAAATTAGAAGAAACAAATTGTTATAGCTATAAAGTAGATATGATTGTTCAAATTATGGCGGGCAAACGAAGAATCCGCCAGACTTCAATTAGATGATAAAGGCGGATACGTCACATCCCGCAAAGTAAAATTAATGGACTCAGTTCCATTATTTAACGGAGCTAAAAAATAGTCGACTAATGTTTCACATGAAACATTATGTGCTAAAATTATGATATGCACGACCATGATAATATGAATATAGAACTTGGCGCAGGAATTACTGAAATGCAGCTAATGTGGATCCTTATGGGTATTATGGCTATTCATCACGCTTGGATGTGGTGGAAAATGCGTTCTAAAAAATAATTTTCGGCGGGTAATTAAAAGAATCTCCTTGCTATAATAAAGCCATATGATGCTTCATCCCAGGAGTTATCTCCCTTGAAGTCAGAAAAGGTCTCTATTGCCAGACAGAAAGCATATTTGGCGCAATACATCAGAGATCTTAAGGAGAAGACTCCTTGTATGGACTGTGGAATAAATTATCCATACTATGTCATGGACTTTGACCACGTTCGTGGTAAGAAGCATGCAAATGTTATGGAATTAATTCCTACGCTGTCCAAAAAGAGGATAGATCAGGAAATAGCTAAATGTGAAATAGTTTGTTCTAATTGTCATAGAGAGAGAACACATTTCCGTAAATCAAAAAAGATAATATGATGGAAATGTTCTTCTTCCCGCCGAGGCACTTTATTTTGAGCACTTTTTGCAAATTGCTTCGCAATTGCACTATATAAAGGACAAAACCCAATCGGAGGCGGATCCAATTGGGTCTTGCTACGCCGAAGCGTACGCATGGGGAGCAAACGGTGGGATGCTACGACCCATGCAAACTAAGTATCACATATGTTATTTTTTAAGTCAACTACTTTTTAATCCCAGGAATTAGCTTTCATAGGGACATTTATATATTTCTCATCACCCGTTAAATCGTTCAGAATATTCATTAGACGGAGGCAATCGTCGTGCCGCCACCAAGTGTAGCATTTGAATTCTTCGACGTTCTGGCAATTTCCTAGCTCGTTTTCGAGGTATCTGACGGTCCACTGTAGAGAACCTATTGCCATAGCCATGTCGTCATAATAATTCTGAAATTGAAATTTAGCATTATTCATGCTTCTTGTAATTTGGTCTATGTATAACTTATTCATCTTCTGGTTGTGGGGTATATGATGGGGTGGGACCCAAAAGATATCCTTCATTATGATATTTAATCATTTTATCTACCTCTTCCGCCCCTACCAATTTACTGGCAATGATAGTCATAACATCATATAGTCTATGTAGCATAATGTAATTAACCATGTCTAGGTTTTCTGCTAAATCTTGCTTCTCTTCATTTTCCATCAGGTCTACCTATATCTTCCCAGAATTTTTCTCTACCCATAGCGTCAGTTTCTTTTATTCTGCCGCCGTCAGTTTCTATTTCTGACTGCTTCTTCCATTCGTCCATAAAGATCCAATCCTATTTCTTTCTTGTATTCGCAAGAAAGGCAGTATAGATAAATTTTATCATCAATTGTTTGATTAGGCATCAAAAGGCCTTGGCATAATGGACAATCCATTTTTGACACAAGGCCCTCTTCTGCAAGGGTTAAATATTTGGACACAATCTGTATCCTCAATTTATCTCCTAACTATTTTGGAAACTGACTAATTAGCCTTTTTGCTTTGCTAATAGAATTTGGCCATGATGACCAATCTATTCCGCCCTTAGTCATATAATACGTTATCTCTGCGTTAATTACTGGATCAAACAATAGTACGTTCGATCTCAGGTCGAATTTCTCTTTGCGATCATCGCCAAGGTTTCCCAGCATATTGATCTGAAAAATTCCGTAGGAACTGTCTCCAGTATTCCTGTTACCGTTGTAAGCCATAGGGCGTCCATTGGACTCCGCTTTAGCCATACCCCAAGCCATTTTAAGGGCTTGTCCTTCAAAACCAACAGCTTTGAGTAGTTGCAGCAACTCTTTATCTGTTAGCATCTCTGAAGGTTTGTACACAGCGTTGCTGAATTTTTCCAGCGTTTTCTTCTTCAGTTGTGCTTCTGTTTTTATCTCTGGTTTTGCAATCAGAGCCTCTGCTGGCGTCATTGTTTCGGGCTGGACTCCAAATAGAAATAATGTTATCATTCCTATTACAGACCAGCTATGAGCAACATCGCTCAGCTTTTGTTTGATATTCTCCATTGGCATTTCCTCCTTTAGAGATAACGAACAACTATCATAACATTGTTTGGCAAATTGTGTCAAGCTAGTTGACCAGAAAATAATATGGATATTTCTTTCTCTACACCGATTGTAAACATGAAAACCAATAATGGATTTGGTCATGCTGGCATAAAAATAATTAATTCTTTGAAAGAATTAGGGCATAATGTTACATTTCAAAATTCTAAAGTTCCAGTTCAATTAAACTTTTCTCAAGCAGATTATTTTAAACTTCATCGCAATCAATATCAGATTAGCTATACTCCATGGGAATCAACCGTTATACCAGAAAGATGGCGCAATATGCTTGATTTAGTTGATGAAATATGGACAACATCAGATTGGTGCGCTAATGTTTTTGAAGATAACGGATACAAGAATGTTCGTGTTTATCCGCATGGAATAGATCCTATTTGGACTCCCCGCCGCCGCTGTGATGATGGCGTTATAAAGTTTTTGCATGTCGGCGAGCCAGCGCCAAGAAAAGCGGGGCAGATGGTGGTCGATGCTTTTTCAAATTTGTTTGGTAATGATCCGAGGTATTCGTTAACACTCAAAGCGTATAAACATAATACTACAAGAATATATAATAATTATATAGATAAGAATATAATAGGTTTACCAAATAAAGTATATAATAATATATATATAATAGATATAGATATGACAACAGAAGAATTAGTTAAATTATATCATGACCATGATGTATTAGTCTATCCTTCATATGGAGAAGGATTTGGATTTATTCCATTACAAGCATTAGCTACTGGTATGCCAACAATTTGTACACATGATTGGGCACATTATAAAAATTATCTTGAACCATTAAAACTTGATTCAAAACTTATAGATTCTCCATGGCCCTTTCCACATGAAGGAAAAGTTTTTGAACCAAAGTATCAACATCTAGTTGAACTTATGAGAGATGTTGCAATTAACTTTAACGCATATTCTGGATACTATTATGCTCAGTCAACTAAAATACATGAAGATTACAATTGGAATCAGTTGACCAATAATGCATTTGATCACATTTTTAAAAAGTTTTCTTAAACCTCTTCCCCTCAGAAATAAAGTTTGCTAGAATAAGACTCTATCTAATTTTTAAATTAAACCGCAAGGCGGAGAAAAGGTGTTACATGCCAAGAGTTATTGAAAATCCATATGAGAACTTCATTGCGTTATCCAGATATGCAAGATGGATGCCAGAAGAAAATCGCAGAGAGAAATGGGGAGAAACTGTAGATCGTTATTTTTCCTTTATGATTTCTCATTTGGAATCTTTCAATTACTTCCCAGATAAAAAACTTGTTGCAGAGTTAAAAGAAGCTGTATATGACAGAAATGTAATGCCTTCAATGCGAGCAGTAATGACTGCAGGTGCTGCTCTTGATAGAGACCATGTTGCAGGATATAACTGCTCATTTGTTCCAGTTGATTCGCCTAGATCATTTGATGAAACTATGTATATCTTAAT